CCCGCTGACGGCGCCTGTGAATAGATCGGCGGCCGCCACGATCGCCGGCGAGAACCGCTCCGCGATGTCCGCGGCGAGGTTCGTCACGGCGTTGCGTGCGCGCACGAGCGCGGCGCCGGTGGTCTGGTAGAAGCGCTCGGCCTCCTCTGCGAGCGCCGTGTTCTCCTCCCAGGCCTCCGTGCCGAGCTCGATCGACCGCCGCAGCAGGTCGCCGGCGTTCGCGAGCGACAGGAACGCCCGCGTCGACCGCGCCCCGCCGAGACCGAGACTGTCCAGCGTCGTGGTCGCGTTCTTGCCCTGCCGCGCGAGGCCTTCGACGAAGGCGAGGAACGCCGCACCCGCATCCGCCTCCCAGCGCTCGGCGAACTCCTGCGACGACATGCCCGCGACGGCGGCGAACTCCGCGAGCTCGGCGCCGCCCTGCGAGACCGCGGTCGTGATCGTGATCAGCGCATTCTGCACCGCCGTACCGCCGGCCTCGGCCTGGACACCGACCGAGGACATCGCGCCGGCGATCGCGAGGACCTCCGCCTCAGTCATCCCCGCGATTTGCCCGGCGCCCGCCATGCGCTGCGCGAACTCGACGATCTCGCGCTCGGTCGTGGCGAGATTGTTGCCGAGCGCGACGATCGTGCTGCCCAGCCGGTCGAACTCCGTCTGCGGCGTCTGCATGACGTTCGCAAGCCGTGCGAGCGCCGTGGCCGCGTCCTCGGCCGACAGGTTCGTCGAGTTGCCGAGATCCACCATCACGCGGGTGAACGACTCGATGTTCTGCGTCTGGATGCCGAGCTGGCCGGCGAGCTCGGCCACTCGCCCCAGCTCGACGGCGCTCGCGGGGATGCGTTCGGACAGGTCCTGGAAGGCGTCGCCCATGCGCTGGAGCTCGGCCTCGGAGATGTCGACCGTCTTCGCGACGCCGGCCATCGCCTGCTCGAACTCGACGCCAGCGGCGATCGTCCCGCGCACAGCACGCACGACGCCCGCCGCGCCCAGCGTGATGCCGAGCGCCGAGAGCGCCGTGTTGAGCTGGATGCTGTTTACGCGAAAACGCTCGAACGCGCCGCCCGCCTCGTCGGTGGCGGCGCCGAGGCGCCGGGCCTTGCGCCCGGTGTCCTCGAACGTCGTGCCGAGCCGCCGGCTATCGCTTTCGGCGGCGCGCGCGTCCAATCGGACGCGCAGATCGATCTCGCGAGTGCTCACGCTTCTGTTGCCGCTCGCCCGATGATTCCGCGAGGAATGCGGCGTCGATCCCGCGGATCAGCGCGGAAAAGCGCTCGCGGTCACGCACGCCGTGAGTGTCGCAGTACCGGTCGATCGCCGTCCACGGAATCGGGCCGAGCCCCATGCCGACCTGCCGGTCGGTGGAGAGCTCGACCCACGCGTCGACGACCCAGCGGAGATGGTCCGGGACCGGCTCCGGCTGCTCGTCCCAGAGCTTGTACGGCTTGCCCGCCCTTACGCGCGCGAGCCGCGCTTGGCCCGCTTTCGGGTCGGCGACCGCGCGCGCCCAGCGGAGCTCCCAGGCGATCCTTCCCCCAGGTGCTTCGCTTCCTCCTCGATAGCTCTGGCGCGAAACCGCTCGCTGTCCACCGCACGCATCGCGACCCAGTCCCGGAAGTCCTGGTAGCGCGGATCGCCGAGGATCGCCGCCGCCCGCTCGGGCGAGTACGGGATCTCCTCGCCGGCGTCGTCGTAGAGGCCCTTCCAGTCCGTCACGATCGCGGTGCCCATGCAGCGCGCCACGATCGCGGAGTACTCGTCGTCCGAGATCAGCCGCCGCCCGCCATGCTGGGCGATCGCCTCGCTCAGGAGCTGCTGATAGCGGCGGTTGTTGGCCCGGGCGATGCGGACCTGGAACGTGCCGGCGTATGTCTCCCAGACGCCATCGACGGCCGCCTGCGGGTCGATCGCGATGTCGCTCAGTCGGAACATGAGCCCGTCCTCACGCCGCGTCCGTGCGTGTGATGCGGAGCGTCTTGCCCTCGCTCGCGTCCCGGTACGCCATGAACGCGTGCGCGATGTCGACGTCCTCGTTGTTGCCGCCGACGTCCGGGTCCCCGCCGGCGTACTTGAGGGCCAGGACCTCGATCAACAGCTCGTTGCCGTTCGCGTCCGTGAACTCGAGGTCGAGGTTCGACGGCGTGAACCCGAGGAACTTCGAGTACAGGCTGTCATCCTCGAAGTACGCCGTGAGCGTGCCCTCGACCTGGAACTGGCCCAGCCCGATGCCGGTCGGGTCGATCGTGCCGAGCGCAGGCCGGGCGCGCGGGTTGTTGTTGAGGTTGAGCTCCACGGCCAGTGCGTCGCCGAGGACCGTGTTGCCGCCTTCCTCGAGCAGCGAGATGTTGTCCACGGCGTTGAGGGGCGTGACGTCCGCGGCCGTCGTGAACGCACCGGCGGAGCTCGATCCCGAGATCGCGCCGCCCTTGCCCATGAACGAGACGGTCCCCGTCACGATCTGCCCCGCCTGCACCGAGAGTCCGAGGGTGCCGACGCGCAGACCGCTGAAGAGGATGAACTGGTTGATGTCCAGGAACGCGACCTCGAGGGACAGGCTCCTCAGCGTCGTGCCGTTCTCGAGGACGTCGTTGTCCCAGTCCGACCGCAGCGCGGCCGCGAGGATGTCGTCGAACCAGCCGTAGCCCAGCTCGAACGAGAGGTCCGGTGCGCCGGTACGGGCCGTGCGGATGATGTCGCGGATCTGAGCGTCGGAGACGATGATCTGAGACTGCGTGGTCTCCTGGTTCGTCCGCGGATTGATCCCCGTGATGGGAATCTCCTTCCACGTCGCGCCGCCCGCCGGTGGCGTGCCGAACACCGTCTCCAGTGCAGCGCGCACCGACACGCGCGAGGAATCAGCCATCGTTCGCCTCCTTCTTCACGGGCGCCGTGGGGGCGGTCTTGGTCGACGCGGGCCGGGCACGCTCCGCGCGGTACATGCGCCGCGCGAACCACACCGGCACATCGACCTCCTGGCCGGGCTGGAGGGCCTTGCCATCCAGCGTACACTGCTGCTCGACGATGATCTTCTCCATCGGGGCCGCCTTCCTCTGCTGCTGAACCGCAGCACCGACCGCCGCCCGCGCCTTCCGCCGCGCTGCCACGCGATCGAGGTGCTGCTTGATCCTGCTGTTCTCGTCCATGGGATCCGTCCTCACTGTGTCGGGTCACCCCGTTCGCGCTCGTAGACCACCTCGAAGTTGATGCCGACGCCGGCGTACGTGACCTCGCCGCCGCCGTCGAGGAGCTGGAGGCCGGTCGATGTCGTCTCGACCGCGCTCTGCGCGAGCAGTCCGTCGAGCAGCTCCGCGCCGACCATGGCCTGCACGGCCCACACGTACAGCGGGTCGAGCAGATCGTCCGGCGGCGTTTCCCCGTCGAGCGCCACGCGCAGCTCCGCCACGATGTTCAGCGTATGCCGCTGCGCCCGCGGCCCGCCGATCCGCACGATCTCCGCACGGTCCGCGACGCCGCCCTGCACCGGCGCGTCGTACACGACGATCGCCGGGAGCTGATCGAGGTGGAGTGGCCGCTCTGGGTGCCGGTGCACGTGCAGCCCCGGCGGCTTGCCGGGGCCGTCCAGTGCGGCGGCGAAGGCCTTCAGGATCTGGAGCCGCTTGCTCTCCATCTCACGCTCGCTTCAGTACGAGCACCAGCATTGCACCGTCATCCTCCTCGACGTCGACGTCGTCGATCGTCCAGTCCGCGCCGGCGACCGTGACCGCGACACCAATCGGCTCCTCGGGCACCACCTCGGCCGGCACCTTCACGCCGGTGCGCGGCGTCAGCACCCGCGGCCGATCGTCCGGGTTCACGTAGCCGCGCTTCAGGTGGCCCCACGTGTCCTCGCTCCCGATGCGCACCTCGATCCCGCCGGTCCGGCGGATCATGTCCTCGAGCGTCGCGCGGTCGCTCAGCACGTGGGGCCCTCCTGCGCCGCGGCGTTACGACGCGATGTAGTCGGCGGTCAGCCCGGCGCGCGGGTAGAACGGCTCCGCGCGCTCGAAGAAGACCACGCACTCGTCGGTCGCCGTCTCGAGCTGCACGCGCACGCCGACGTGCGTCGCGCCGGGCAGGACCTCACGGCATTGCGCCGCGTCGCACTCCAGCCAGACGTGGTCGCCGACCGCGCCCGGCGCGCCGGTCGTGAACGCCTTCTCCACGACGACCTGTGCGTTGCCGCCATCGCCGTTCGCGGCGGCGATGATCTGGACCTTCTCGATGGCGTCCGTGCCGACGCTCTTCATCACGCCGACCAGGAACCGCCGGAACTCGGCGATCGGCAGGCACTCGTCGGCCGACGTCGGATCCAGGTCGACCAGCGTGAGCGTCGTCGCATCCGGATCGAAGTCCACCATCCGCCGCTCGGACCGGGCCGTCAGGTGCTCGGCCGTGTAGGTCGCAGGGCTCATGTCTCGTCTCTCCTCTTCGATCGGGTCGGTCGGGGCGGGGCGGGCCAGGGTCCGCCCCGCGCGTCATCATCTCAGCCAGCCCGCGTTACGCGGCGCGCTTCTCGAGCGTGACGATCGGCGAGAGCGTCTGCTGCGACTTGTGCGGCTGGAGCGAGGACCGCCACCACGGCGCGCCGGCGTTGCGGAGCCAGAACTTGAACGTGCGCTCGTGGTTCACGAACCGGACGTGCACGGACTCCGCCGACTGGATCGGCTGGTAGAGGCCCTCGAGGTACTGCGACCAGTTGACGAGGATGAGGTCGCCCTCCTGGCCCAGCATGCTCGCCGCCTCGTGGTAGAAGATCGGGCGGCCGAGCAGCATGTCGGGACGGTCGTCCTCCATCGATTGCTTGTAGATGGTGACGAGCCCGCCCGCGCCGTCGCCGTCGCTCACAACGATCGCCAGCTGGATGAGCTGGGGCAGGGTGTCGTGGTTCGCGATCCAGATCGCGTTGCCGTAGCCCCAGCAACGCGAGCGCATCTTGACGACGTTCTGGGCGAGGATGGTGCCGTTGCTCTGGTCCTGCTCCTTGCTGACCGTCACCTTCGCCGGCGAGTTGAGCACGCCCAGGAACTCATCGCCGCCGCCGCCGCGGATCTTCTCCGTCAGCAGGTGGAAGGCGAACTGGTCCTGGAACCCGGCCTCGATGATCGCGATGAACGAGATCGGGGAGTCCGTGAGCACCTCCTCGGTCGCGTACCCGAGCCCGAACAGCGAGCTCGCCCGGAGCGTGACCTTCTCGGTCTCCATCCGGCTCGATTGCGCCCCCGCGGCCTCCGGCTTGCGCGTGACGATGAAGCCACCCGAGACGCTGGTGCGGTGGTCCCTGTCGACGCGCGAGGGGATCTCGACCATCGGCGCCGCCATCGGGATCGCCCGCGTCCGGCCGGCGGTCGGGTCGCCCTCCCAGCCGATGGTCAGCATCTCGGGCAGGAACGCCGTCGGCACCAGCGCGCCGCCGTAGCGGTCGGAGTAAGTGCCCTGCTCGTCGGAGCCGGCAGCGGCCTGGATGGGGCCGCCGAGCAGCGCCTTGGGCGTGAACGCGGCCGGCAGCATGAACGCGAGCTCGCCCGCGGCCATGCGATCGTCCTTGTCGGCGACCGCGAGCGCGCGCAGACGCTCGTCCTGCACGGCGTCGCGGCTGCGGTAGCCCGTGTTCTCGATCACCGCG